AGGCTGCTAATGCGAACTGTGCGTCGTTTGCGTTTACGTTGTTTTAGTTTTAACATCTACTCTGATGAGTTTTCCACTTCTGTACTTGTTGCCCTGTCGAAACCTAGTCACCCCCATCAGAAAGACACTTATGTTTTGATAATCCACTGTCCTTTACCCACTGAAATCTAATAAAACAAGTTGGACACAATGCGGTATATCTATTTTTCATAATTATCTTTTTGGTGGAGGTGGGGAGAATCGAACTCCCGTCCAGAACACTTTTCTAGTTGCTTCACACAACCATTCACCTATTATACATTATATATTCTTACAGAACAACTTTATTTTTTCTGTTGTTCTAAAACTCTATCAACGATTGGAGCGTAACGCTTTTCATCAGAAAGAATCTTAGCAGTCAGATCCTTAGAGTTTAACATTTTCTTATCAACAAAGAAGAAACTATCATGTAGTTTTTGTTGCACTTCTGGTGACTGTGCTGCTTTAACAAATTCTTTGCTATACCAATCAACGATATTTTGAGGTGTTCCTTTTGGTAAGGAAACTGCCCAACCCAAATTATATACCATGGTTGGATATACTGAACTTACAGTAGGAATATCTGGAAAAGATTGAGAACGATTCTCACTAGTCACAGCAATAATTTTAATTTTACCTGCAATATGCAATTGACTTGCTGCTGCCAATGGAACTACGCCAAATCTTAGATTTTTAGAAGCAACATCCTGCGTTACATCGGTTGGTCCTTTGTATTCAGCGCGAATAATACGATCTGGGCTCTCTTCTAGTTGCGCAACAGAACGAAATAATTCATATGCAATTCGACCACCAGAACCTGGATCCCCAATAGTAGTTTTTTCTGTCTTAATAACTCTGACGAGATCTTGAATTGAGTTAACAGAATCAGATGGGTTTGCAATAATTGTCATTGGGGTAAACCCAGAGCCCATAATGTAAATAAAATCACTTGTTGTATATGATTTATTTGGATTAACCATTCTATCTGTGGCAGTTAGTCCTGGAATTGGAATTTGAGCAATGGTATAACCATCTGGTGCAGTTTTAGAAAATGCTTCGTTACCAATAGTACCACCTGCTCCAAGACGATAATTAGGTACAAAATTAACACCAGTGTTAATTTCGACTTGTTTAGAAATAATTCTAAATGCGTTATCAGCAGGTGTTCCTGCTGGCATATTAATAATAACATTGATTGGTTTAGTAGGTGCCCAGTCAGCACTTGCTAATTGTGTAGCCAAAATCATAATCGCTCCAATAACAAATTTCATTTAAAAACTCTCTTTTTATAAAAAAACATTTGTGTGATCATTTAGTAAATACAACCAGTTGTTTGGAATAGAAGAAAGCACTGATGTAAATTTCTTCTTAGTATTAGAGTAACTGGAATCTCCAATATAATTACTTATGGTTTCTCTTAATTGCCATCTTTCATCACTATAATCTCCAGTCTTAGTAACTGGATCTTTATTATATATCGACCAGAGTTGAAAATCATCATTATTAAAAAATGCATGAATTCTACTGATTCTATTTTTGTCTAAACCAATAAAAGAATTAGTTAATACACTATACCAAGTACAATTAAAAAGTATGTACCATCGCAATTCTTGTAAAGTATTAATTGGTTTTGGACTATTTAAAATTGATGGAGTTAAAAATTCTAAACACTCATCAGTAAGAACATCTTTATAAGAATACTCTGCTATTTTTGCTAGCAGTGGATTTGGTACATCTTGCAACCCTTTAATAGCAGAATCCTTAAAATCTAAAATAATATCCCTATTTTTATTGTAAGATAATCCTGGAGTAAATAGTTGATTAGACATAGATCCTGTAACATATATACAATCTTCTTCATCAAAATTATTTTGAGCAATTGTATTTACACGTATAGAATATTTCATTCTAGTTTTAATAAACCTATCAAATAAGTCTCCAGATTCTATAATAGAATTATACGTACCACAAACCTTTATTTGATTTTTGTCTTCTGCATGATGATAAAGAGATAACAAGACAAATGTGCTATCTAATCCACCACTCCAAGCAACATTAATTTGTTTACCAGTAGAAAGTAATTCTAGACACCTGTTTTTTGTTACGCTGTGGAAATCCAGTATAAAATTAGTATTAGATGGGATTGGGGAATATGAATAATCTATATCCAAAAAATGTGGTATAGACTTAGTTCGGTCAACTAAAAAAGATTCTTTACTAAAGTTATGTATCATCAATCTATTATAAAGATCGATATTTTCTAGTTTAGAATATTGATTAGTCCTATTGAATGTTGGAATGCTACAGTTTACAATCTTCATAAATTCTCAAATCAATTTTCCAATAATTAGTATCTCTATACAAAATTGGTATAGTATTTTTATTAATAAATTCAAAATCTAATCCATCTAATAAATGAATATCTCTTATTTCAAATTCTGGTATTTGTACACATTGTTGATCAAAAATAAAAATTCCTGATGTTAATGAGTTATGATGATAAACATTTCCAACCAAGAAAAAGTTATCATCGATATATGGTTGATCAGTTAAATGAACTGACCATATATCACAATTTAAAAATGCATCGTTCATATATTCTTAAGATTCTTATAATCCAATCTTAGTTTTCTAAACCCACCAATCCAGTTATCTCGTTTCTCGATAAACCATCTTGGATCATCACTATCAACTGCCATAATAATTACCAGTCTTCCAATAGGAATACCAGTTCTTTCTTCAAATGCTACTGCATATGCTGCAGTTTGCATAAAGTAGTTATGAATGTCATCTCTATCTTTTGGTTTACTGGATGTCTTAAAATCTATAATACTAAGTTTACCTTGGAACTCTGCGATACAGTCAACTGTTCCAGCGACTTGTAAATGGTCAGACCATAATGGAGTCTCCAAGCAGTGAATGTTGTCGATTTGATCGAGCAAGGGTTTGATTGAATTGAACATTTCTGCATCAAACATATCTGGTTCAACATGCTCTCCAAGGAGAAAGTCTTCACAGTGTTGATGGATTCTTGTTCCTCTTGCGCTGGCTTTTGCTGAGACTCGGTTTGCTTCTTCTTCTCCGACTCGCTTTCGCCATTCCATGATTCCCTTTGCTGAGTGCAATCCAGTAACTGTTGTAACGGAGGGATAGGATTTACCCGATGGTGTTTTGTAAACTCTGGTACCATCGGGAGAGGTGTCGCGTTCAAGTTTGCCAAAATCATGATGTATAAATGTTTTCATTCTATAAATTGAATCCAGGATGTTGCGATATATTTGTCACCAGATAATGGGGGATTTCCTCTGTGTGTATGAGTAAAACCAGATGGCCATAAAATAATACTACCTTTTTTAGGATAGATTCTTCTTTTTTGATACAAGAATTCAGTTTCACCACCTTCTTTTACATCATTCAAATATAAAGTCCAAGCCAGGACTCTTGATCCACAACCAACATTACAATGTTCACAATGCCAAACATGATAGCCCTGTCCAGGTTTAGTTTTCTGGATTCTAATTCCTGGAGTATTAGCAGTGTTTGCTAGATGTTCAAAAACATCATATTCTTGTTTATATAAGTTATAACAATGGTTAACAGCTTCAAGGAGTTCTGGTAAATGTGGGTATGTAGAAAATAATATTTCTTGTGGTATAGTAAAATTATGAAATACAGTCAGATCATCTTTTTTAAGTTTAGTGGAATGACTTTGTTCACTTTCTTGCCTAGTTTTTGCAATTCCTAATGATTCAGTATTATCAAAAAAGTTTATCATTAGATCACAAAATTCTGGATTAACTACATCTTCAAATAAACCAATAAAATTATCAAATTGATATTTCATATTACCCTAATAAATGGATTGCTTCTTCGTAATGTTTAATACGATCTTCCAACCCGATATAACCGCCATTGATTTTCTTTGTCATTAACTTAATATCGCCATTGTCTGCTTGTACATTTAGTTTGTTTTTATTCCAAAACCAAATTGCTGACATAAGAGCAAAGTCACGATCTGATGTAACCCAGTCTGGATTATCAAATAGATTTTCCCAATCTTCAAACATCTCTTTAGCAAATGCTCTATAGTTGTCTTTTCCAGTCAACTGAATTGGTCCACGTCCACGATACTTATACCCATCACCACTTTCTGGTGTACCATTACCCATGCGATTAGCATAGATCTTGTTGGCAATCATTTCTGGATGGCGAGCATATGGAGTAGCAGATTCAAGAGTAGGAAAATATTTCTTAAAAATACCACATAATCCCTGTGCTGAATAATTTAAATTCTCTTCAAATACTGTCCAACCACCAGACTCATGACCACACTGAGCAAGAAATGCTGCAATTCGGTGTGGTGTATTAATATCATATGTTGGGAAAACTCCATTCATTGAATCAGCCCATCCATCTGGATCTTGGGCACGTGGGAATAGATGTTTAAATTGGTCGCCTGTAATCATTTTCGGTTATCCTCATAGTCTTCGTATTTTAATTTAGCCAAGATATAATCTTTAACTAACGATGAACGAACAATATCATCTACGGTAAATTCAATACGAGTAAATGCCTTCATATGCTGGGCGATATCAAAAAACTTCAAGATACCAGTGACATCGTTCTTTCTTTTATTTAGGTCAGTTTGACGATAATCGCCACACCAAATAATCTTAGACATATGACCAACACGAGTCATAACAGTATCAATTTCTTCATACGTAAGGTTCTGCATTTCATCAACAATAATAATTGCATTATCAAATGACATACCACGAATGAACGATGTAGAAATAAACTGAATATAACCCTGTTCCTCTAAGCGATCCCAAGCATCTTTGCGATCAAATAGTTGATGACAGATTTGACGGTAGGGTTGTTCGTAGATTTCCATCTTCTCGCCAACATCACCTGGAAGATGTCCGATCTCGCGAGATTGTACTGCTGAACGAACTACAATAATTTTATTGAAAGGATTTGATTTGTTAAGGACTTCTTCGATTGCCTTATAAAGCGCAATAAATGTTTTACCTGTTCCTGCTACACCATGCAATGCTATAAAATAATCACCCAATTTATATGCATCAAAAAATAGTTTTTGATTATCTGTTAGTGGCTGAAAGGTTTTTAAATTATCTAATCTTAATTTTAATTGATTATTAGCAACTGGCTTTGACTCACGCTCTTCATTATGAATATCTATTACTTTTTTTGCTGCTGCGGTACGAGCCATTAGAATTCCTTATAGTTGTGATGATGTTTTATTTAATTCGCTCCCAGGTGCACGTTCGTGTATCTTTTGTAATACCTCCTTAAATCCTGAATCAAATTTACGAGATGAACTTAACTTAGTGGGGTCTCCAAACGCCACTGCTTGAATTACTGTTTCTAGTTGGGGATTATCAACCCTGAATGGGTCGAGTTCAGACATCTTCATT